TGAACATTATTATCACCAGTAATTGAGTATGTAGCATTGGGTGTATCAACACGCCCTAAAAGATAGTCAGTGGAACAATCAAGATAGTCAGCAATCTTAACGAGATTCTGAGATACAAGGTCTGTACCCTTAGATAATTTTTGAACTGTATTAGGACCTAATTCACATATTTCCAATAATTTTTTAACAGAAATATCATTTTGCTTTGCTCGCTCTTTAATTCTTTCTGCAATAATCTGTGTGTTTTGCATAAAAAATCGCCTCAATTTTATATATTACTACAAATATAACCTTAAAAGGTTATATTATATTGACAATAACCGAATTAGGTTATATAATATAACCAAGCTATTCAAAAAGGGTACAAAAAGCCCAATGATAGGAATACTTGATGATGTTTAACTGTTTTGCTAACTTGATTATACATTATTTAGGTAAAAATATCAATAGCTTAGTTATAATTTGTTGAAAGTTGGTGATTAAATGTCATTTTCTCAAAAAATTAAGTGTCTTAGAGAGCAAAAGGCATTGACACAGAAAGAACTCGCAAATCTTGTTGATGTATCTCAACCTAGTATTGCTCAATACGAAATGGGGATAAAAATCCCAAATATTGTTGTTGGGGTTAAGCTTGCAAAGGTACTTGATACAACTTGTGAAGAACTTATTGATGATTAAATTTCCAGATGTATGGACGAAAGGAAGTGGTTCAAATGTGCGTGACAATCGCCAGATGGCGTGGAATCAGTATGCAATATTGCCAAGATAGTGGCAAATACATAGTGACAACAAAAAATACAAGCAAAGAATATGACAATCCTCTCGAAGCTTGGAACACTTATGTGACACAAATAGACATTGCCGGACGCAGATACATTGGCAATATGTTATCTAAACAAGGTAAAAACAGATATACAGGCGAAAATTCAAAAGGAGAAAATCATGAAGAAGCTGGTTGATGTTAAAACTGCTCAGATATGTTTAGAAGAAGTACCTCAGCATGAAATAGATAATCTTGCTCGTGCAACATTGAGAGCAATCGAAAGATATTTCGAAATACCTGAAAATAAAGCAAAGTATGAACAGTGGCTTGCAGAAAGAAATGCTAATAAAGTGTAGCGAGATTACAACTATGAAAAATGACGGTTATAAATATAGGGTATGTAAAAATGTTCTAACAAATGGAATATAAGCGTGCTTACTAAAAGCACTAAGTGCTACATATGTCCATGTTGCAACAAGAAACTGAAAAGAGGCGAGAAAAACGGGTAAATTTAAATATTTTCGCAAGAATATTTGCTTAAAAATCAAAAAGAAAGTTGCAAAGAAAAAAGCTACAAAGTTAGAAAAGAAGATGAATAAGCTGGCAGCTAAGGCTGATAAGATTTGCAAAAATCGCTATGATTTTGAGATGCTTGCGGACAAAATATACCAAAAGCGAGATTATCGTATTTACATGAGTAAATTCAAACCATGTAGTTATAAATTCGATGAGTAAAAGGAGAAATAACAATGTCAGAAATAAAAGAAAAATCCGCCCTCAGAGCTGCAACTCCGAGAGCGGAAAACAAAAGATTTATGAAGAATTCTATTTCTATTTTAGAACAAGCAGAGAAAAAAATCAAGTCCTTTGAAGCAAAAAAACTTGGTCAAAAGGCTAAAGTTATTGCAGAACCTACTGCAAATGCACTCATTGCATTTTGTGAACAATCAGAAGAATTTGCAAGAGCCGTTATTGATGGTGATGATTTTATTAATTGTCTTATCACGATTTCTAAAGATTTTGGCAATGCCGTTTCAGATTTTGAAGTTTACAGCAAAGCTGTTCAGTTTTATTTTCCAGGGGCAGTTATTAAGTTTGAAATGAAAATTCTGATGTCGGAATATGAATTAAAGCCTACTCCTAACAAAGAAAACTTGTCACTATCACTTGATAGCCTTCTTGATTGGTAGGTGGAAGTATGATACTTAATGCTAATAGTTTGCTCGAAGACTTACCAAGAATCAACAGAGAACAAGAAGATGCCATAGCAAATGAATTTCCTCAGTATGCTTTTTATGAACGCATAAAAAATGGTGTTGAATATTACTGTACCAGCTGTCACCGATGGCAGAAAAACTCATCAGATATGCGTACCTTCTCTACTCCAACTATATGGAAGCATAATCAATTATATACTTGCCCATATTGCGGAAAGCAAGTTGTTGCAAAATCTGCTGGCCGAGGTCATAAAACTTTAGAAAACAAAGGGCACTTTATAGTTTATACAGCTTACAAACAAAGGCTATATGCTTTTGTTATAAAAGCTTATCAATCCTTTTGCAATGAAGAGTTTGAGCCTGATTATTATCTTAGTAATCAATATCTCTATGTATTTGAAAAAAATCATATGCAAAGATTTAACTGGACCTACGATAGCAATTTGCGACATAATATTTGGCATCCCTTAAAAACAGACAAAGGCTTACCACAATGGAGCTATATAACAAATACAGGTTATGAGGACTCAATAGCAATAACCCCTGAACAGATATATGAAACGGATTTAAAATATAGCGAAATGGAAACATTTTCAAGTAGAGCTTGTGCACAAATAGAATATCTAATCAAGTATATTAAGCATAATAATCTTGAATATATCGTAAAAGCAGGCTTCATTGATATTGCAAATGATATTGTGTTGGGATGGAAAAATGCAAAAATAATCAAGTGGAAAAGTAATAATTTGCTTAAAATGCTTGGAATAAGAAAGCAAGATATAGACCTTGTGAAATTGTACAATATACAAGAATTAAAAGTATATCAATACGCTATAAAAAATATGCCTAATGCTGATAACATAGCTGAAATTGTAAGAATAATTTATAGATTTGGAATTGATTACATAGAAGAAATAAAAAACTTAACGAATCTAAGTATAAATCAAATTTTCAGTTATGCGAAAACAACACTAAGATTATCTCAATGGAAAGATTATCTTTATATGGCAAGTAAATTGCCTGGAGGTATCGGAGAAATTAAGCCTAAAAACTTACAAGCTGCTCATGACAGAGTACTAACAGAAAGTAATTTCTTTGCTAAAAAGCATCAGGAAGAACAGATACAAAATCGTTTTAAACAATTACAACCATTATTATTTGAAACAAATGAGCTTATTATGAAAGTCCCTGAAAGCGGAACGGAGATAATCCTTGAAGGCAAGATGTTACAGCACTGTGTTGGCGGTTATGTTCAGCGTCACGCTGATGGTAAGACAAATATTTTATTCATACGCAAAAAAGATGAGCCAGATATGCCTTATTTCACAATCGAGGTTAGCAATGATTATCAGATTATACAGTGTCATGGCTACAGAAATGAGGCCACTTGTTCAAAACCAGATGAGATTATTGATTTTGAAAAACGGTATACTGATTTTTTGGAGGAATTAAAGAATGAGCGAAATCAAAGAAATGCAGTCTGTATCAAAACAGCCTGATGTGTTATCAAAGCAATATATTGAAGCAAGCAAATTACATCAACATATAATTGCTTCCGCCGAGCTTGCACAGCAAAACATCATCGAAATGTGTCAAGGACTCAAAAAAATGCGTGATGGTAAAGCCTATACTGCTTTTGGCTATGAAACATTTGAAGATTATTGCGAGAACATGGTTGGTATGAAACGCAGCAATGCTTATAAATACATAACCATAGTAGAAAATCTATCGGAGGATAAAATCCAGACGTATGGACAAATCGGAATAAGCAAATTATCCTTGCTTGCGAGTTTGTCTCATGTTGAACAAGATGAAATCGTTAATGTTGTAGATGTAAACAATGTTAGTTATCGAGAACTTCAAGCGAAAATTAAAGAAATTGAAAAGCGCAACAATGAACTTGAAAACAAGTATGAGCAAACAACGCTCGAATTGTCTACCGCCAATGAGCGAATAGAAGAACTCGAAAACCGTCCGGTTGAAGTGTCTGTACAGGAAGATACAGAGTCTAAAAAACGAGCTGAAGAACTTGAAAAGCAACTTAGTACAGCTCAAAAAGAAAATGAAAAGCTCTCCGAAAGTGTTACTAAGCTTAAGGATGAACACGCAAAAGCAGAAGCAAAGCAAAAAGAAGACTTTGAAAAAGAACATTTGAAAATCAAACAACAGCTTCAAGCTGATAGAGATGCTTTCAATCAGCGAATTAGTAGTTTGCAAAATGAGGTTGAAAAAGCACGCACCGAAAACAAGCATTCTGATGCTGATAACAAAGAAATTTTCAAAGCTTATTATAAAAACTGTATTGGTGCATTTAATTCGATGATTGAGTTTGTTAATAATATATCTTCCGATGAGGCTAAGTTTTGTAGTGAGAAAATCAAAATACTTATAAAATCATTTGAGGACAAGCTGGAGGTATTGTGATGAGTTGGCTTGATGAAGAAATTGAAATAAACGGAACTAAAAATACAGTCAGAATGTGGCTGAGAATATCAGGTCTTAAATATGATACTGTAAGAGAAAGATATAAAAAAGGTAAAACGGGAGCGGACTTATTCGCTTCGGTTGACATTAGAAATATCAAAATCCAGATTCGCAATGAGGTTCATACAGTAAAAGAATGGGCGAAAATAAGTGGCTTAGACGAAGAAGTAATAAAGGCTCGCTATTATAAAGGAAAGCGTGGCATAGACTTAATAGCTCCAACACAAAAGAATAAGATTTGGGGAAAATGGTACTATCGAGGTATAACAGCTAAAGCGAAAACTCGACAGTCAGCAGGAAAGATAATCATTGAAACATGGTAAAGAAAAAATCCGAGAGCGGAAAAACCGTTCTCGGATTACTCATAGGAGGATATTATGACAAGTCAAGAACTTAAACAAGCACTTGTAAATAGAAAACCAGTTATATTTAAACGAGTGAATGGTGACAGGTTGGAATATGCCTATATTTCTGGCATTATTTATCGTATGAAGAATGGTAAGCTTGATGTTTCTGCGGAACTTATGGATAAAAGTCTTCATTCAGTCACTATTGTAAGTCCAAGTCAAGTATCATATCTGAATAAGGAGGAATAGTGTTGAATAACAACGATAATGTAAATCACCCTGTGCATTACGAAACTGGAAAGTTTGAGTGCATAGAGGTAATGCTCGAAACTCAGGGAAAAGAAGCGGTACAGAACTTCTGCATTTGCAACGCCTTCAAATACCTTTACAGGCATAAGAACAAGAACGGTAATGAAGATATTGCAAAAGCAGTCTGGTACTTAAATAAATACCTTGAATTGCAAGAAAAATAGGAAAATAAAAAGCTCGTCCGCTCCGAACGGACGAGCTAAGAGTGACATATAAGCCACTTGCTGAATGCAATTAAATTATATCATAGCAGTGGTAATTCGTCAATATAATACGGGCATAATGCCCATTGGGGTCTTGTATTGTATATTATCTTATCGACGATATAAGGAGTACACTGAAATGATTAGACAACAAAAAACAAAATCAGGCAGATTGTTAGAGATAGATTCTTTTCCTGTCTGGAATGATGGAAGGAGGGTAAGCTCAAGAGCACCAAAAACTAAACCATCTACAGAGGAACAGAAGAGATACAACAAAAAACAAGCTGAGAAAAAGCTCATACGCTTAATCAATGCAAATTTTGATGAAGATGATATAATTATGCACCCAACCTACGAGCCAACTAATGCTCCACAAGATGAAAAGCAAGCTCGTAAAGATTTAACAAATTATTTTCGCAGACTTAAAACTCGAAGACAGAAAGAATTAGCAAAAGTTAAAGAAGCTTTGAAAGCGTTGCCAGAAATAGAAGCCCTTGCGGAGCAAAGAGAAGAATTGCTTAGACGAAAGAAAAAATTAGAAACTCCTTTCAAGTACATATATGTCATTGAATGTGTTACATACAAAACAGGAGAACTGAAAGACTGTAATAACTATCACTTTCATGTAATATTTACTGGTGGCATATCAAGAAAAGAACTTGAAGCAATGTGGCAGAATGGAATCCGAACAAACGCAGACCGTTTTCAGCCTGATAAGTTTGGACCTGAAGCTATTGCTAAATATATGCTTAAAGACCCACAAGGTTCTAAACGCTATGTCTGCTCGAGAAATCTCGCGAAACCAAAAGTCACGATTCAAGATAATAAAATTACAACTCGTGGATTGGCAAGAATCGCAAGGGAAAGATTAGACGATACAGCATATTGGGAGCGGAAATATAAGGGGTATCGCTTTGTTAAATGCTATGCAAGATACAATGAGTATAATGGGTACTGGTATATGTCGGTCATAATGTATAAGACAGACGGACAAACAGTACCACGATGGGAGGTAAAAGATTGGTTAGACGATTAACAAGTAAAGAATTGACTAAGAGAATCATCAAAGAAAAAACAGAAAACATTGCATTACAATGCGTGAATTGTAGAGCGATGTACGAAATCAAGAGTAAGTTTTCTGATGGCTGTATATGTTCTTCTTGTGGTTCGCCTTGTAAAGCAATAGGCTTTTTAAGTTCTGCAAAATTACATAAAAGTCATACACAGCACGAAGCCGCCGAGCAAGAAGCTTTATTCCGTTGGGCATCATATCAATATGGGATATATCCAGAGTTGCGGCTTATGCATCATATTCCAAACGGCGGAAGCAGAAATAAACAAGAGGCTGCAAATTTAAAAAAGCAAGGTGTTAAATCAGGAGTGCCAGACATATGTTTGCCAGTTCCTCGTGGAAAATATCATGGACTATATATCGAGATGAAAGCAGGCAAAAATAAGGCAACAGACAATCAAAGCAAATGGCTTGAAGCGTTAAACAATCAAGGCTATGTTGCTGTAGTTTGTGTTGGCTGTGCTCAGGCGGTTGAAGTAATAACAAAATATTTAAGCGGAGGAAAATAAAATGAATGATAACGAAAACAAAAAAATAAATTTTGAAGGCATTTGTCCGTTCTGCGGACAGGCTTCACTTAATGAGGAATGTAATTGTGACGGTGCTCAAAGAGAACGAAAAATTCAAAGCCAAATACAGCGTGCTACAGATACTATTTATGAACTATTCGGCCCTGATTGTACAGAGAATGGCTATATTCCTATTGCAGATGAAAGTATAAAACTTATGCGTGAAATTGTAGAACAAGTAGCGTATTGGAAAATGTACTCTGCTTCGCTGCATATTGCGAATGGAGTAAAAGCAAAGATTTCAAGAACTGCAAGCGGTAAAATCAAAATCGAGCGTTCAGAAACTAAAAAGCAAGCATTAGAGGTTGAAGATTAGAAACAAGAAAACGAGAGCGGAATACGGAGGTGTCTGCCGTGCCTAAGCACAGAGACTTAAAGCTTGACAACATATCGAAATACAGATACAGAGAACTATACAACTGGTGTCTGCAATATTGGGATTGGCAGAAACCGAAAGCGAAAGAATTTTTTGTACAGTACAGAAAAAATTGTGATTTGCTCGAATTGACATTACATGAAGCTATCATTGAGATATATGGAGATAACACTGAAATAATATATCCGATTATGCTCGAAGCGATAACAAATGAAAATGTTACATACGAGTATCTGTCTATGCAAAGGAATATTCCTTGCGGAAAGTACTTGTATTGGAAAATTCGTAGAAGATTTTATTATTTATTGGACAGAAAAAAATAGTATTAGTTTATGCCGCACACTCTTGATATGGTGTGCGGTTTTTATATGCCGAAAATTAGAGTTATTGGTACATACTTTTAGTATAAAATAACAATAAAACATAATCAGAATACTATAAAACCATATTGAATTTATTAAAAATTCGAGAGCGGAATTAAATGGAGGTGGAATAATGGCGAGAGATTTCGCAAAGCAATTTTACAAATCAAAGCAATGGCAAAAGTGTCGTGCATCTTACATTTTAAAACGGCAAGGCATTGACGGTGGAATGTGTGAAACCTGCCATCAAGAGCCTGGGAAAATTGTACACCATAAAATATGGCTCAGCCCTGAAAATATCAATGACCCAAACATATCACTCAATCATGAAAATTTAAAGTATGAATGTCAAACTTGTCACAACAAAGAGGGTTGTCAAAAAGAAGAAAACGGACGATATTATTTCGGAGAGGACGGTCAGATTTACCCGATACCCCCCTGAAAATTTTTTCAAAATTTCGGAATGGAGACCGAGAGAGGAGGTAGTAATACAACGCAGGGAATTTTATAGACCCCCCTCCCCTTGATTAAGGAGGCGAAAAAAATGACAGGAGTTAATGAACTTGAAGAGAGACAAGCGAGAATTGATAAAGAACAAAAGAGATTAGCAAGGCTTTACTCGAAGATAGACAAAAAAAGAAAGGCTGTTATACAAGGGCTTATCGAAAGAGCTGCTTTTATGCGAGTGTCTCTCGATGATATGGAAGAAGATTTAAATGTTTACGGATTTACAGAAATGTTTCAACAAGGCGAACAAGAACCATATGAGCGTGAACGCCCAGTAGCTAAGCAATACAATTCAATGAACACAAGCTATCAAAAAATAATCAAGCAGTTGACCGACTTATTGCCAAAACAAGTTGAACAACAAAAAGATGATGGCTTTGACTCTTTTGTATCAGAGCGTGCTGACATATGATTAAATATCCGCTGACATATAATCCCATTCGTGATTACTATGAAAAAATCTGTTCTGGAGAGGTTACTGTATGTAATAAACTGCGTCTAACGTATCGAAAAATCATAAGCGATATTGAAAATACTTCAAGCGAATATTTTTATTCGAGTAAAAGAGCAAATCATATACTTGAATTTGCCGAAAATTTTTGCCGGCAAAGTAAAGGTAAATATGGCGGCAAACTTGTAAAACTTGAATTATGGGAACAAGCTGCACTTGCAACAATTTTTGGCTTTGTTGATATTAACGGCTTACGCAAATATCAAAGAGCTGTGCTTATTGTCGCTAAGAAAAACGGAAAATCTTTACTTGCATCAATCGTCGGATTGTATTTACTTGTCGGAGACAATGAACCGGGAGCGGAAGTTTATTCAGTAGCAACCAAAAAAGACCAAGCTAAAATCATATGGCTTGAATCAAAAAGAATGGTGAAAAAATCCCCTGTTTTAAGCAAGCGGATTAAAACTCTAACTCATGAGTTACAGTGCGAAATAAACGACGGAATATTTAAACCGCTTGCATCTGACAGTGATACGCTTGACGGATTAAATGTTCACGGCGTGCTAATGGACGAAATACATCAATGGCGAAATGGTCGTGCTTTGTATGACATTATGGCAGACGGCATAACTGCAAGAGACCAACCACTTATTTTCATAACATCGACTGCTGGAACAGTTAGAGAAGACATTTACGATTTTATTTATGATGAAGCAACACGAACCATTAACGGCTATTTTGAGGATAATGGTTACAAGGATGAACGCTCGATTTACTTTATCTATGAGCTGGACAGTCGAAAAGAATGGCAAAATCCAGACGCATGGAAAAAAGCAAACCCTGGGCTTGGTACCATCAAAAATGAAAAAACATTGCGTGAAAAAGTCGAAAAGGCAAAGAGAAATCCTGCGTTAGTAAAAAATCTTGTATGTAAGGAGTTCAACATACCAGAGACAAGCACAGAAGCTTGGTTAACACTTGAAGTGTTAAATAACACGGCAACTTTTGATTTATTAGAACTAAAACCTCGATATGCTATAGGTGGTGCTGACTTATCAAGCACAACGGATTTAACGGCGGCAAAAGCACTGTTCAGAGTACCAAATAATGATTATATATATGTGCTTTCAATGTATTGGCTTGCGGAAGAACTTGTTGAAAGAAGAATAAGAGAGGACCATATACCATATGATATTTGGATTGAACAAGGTTATATGAGAACTTGCCCAGGTAATACTGTGCACGCAAAGTATGTGACAGAATGGTTTGTTGAACT